ATACCTACAACTCATAAACGAGCAACAGGATGATATGTCTGGATGGACAACCCACACGGGACCGGACGGCAGAACTATAAAATTGCCTCCTAAAACAAGAGTCTTGGGCGGAGGTAAATTTCAAAATAGCGGTGTGATTCAAAGTTTTGATCAGATATACCAAGCACAAAATAAACAATCTTCTTCAACTCCTTCACCACAACCAACTATTACTAGGGATGGTCCTGAAGAGCCAGATCTAAGTACCGTAGACACAAGTGACCGCGATTTTCAAACACCGGCAGCAGAAAGACAGGAAAGAGCAAAACAAAAACTAGCCGCATTACGCGCTGGTAGAGGAGAACGCTTAGTTAAAAAAATACCCGGTGTTATAGGTGCGGCGAGAGGAATCTACTACAGAGGAAATAACCGAGAAGCGGCAATTGTGCCAGTGGTTAAAGGCATTCAAAGTATAGGAAGATATAGTTCTAATGTGACTGGTGGAAGAACAGTTGCAGATTTGTCTGCAACTAGTGCAAGATCTGTTGGATCAATGGTTAACAGATTAAATCCATGGTCATCAAGACTACAAAGCGGACAACCAAAAGTATCTAAATTTACTCCGACAAATCAATCTACATTAATACCATCCACAGAGCAGCAACTGCCTAAACAACAGGTTCCACCTATGACACGATCTGCTGCAATAGCAGGTGAACCCCCTACGCCATTAAGTCCAAATACCATAGCAAGAGTAAAGGCTGCCGCAAGGAATGTTGGAGTAAGTGATGTTACAATATGGCAATAATGTGACCAACACTTAAGCCTTAAAAATCAATTTTTACTAAATAACAATAGTTCTATACAGAGGACAGAAAACATATGCAAAAACAATCATCTATGCCAACACATGCTGCCAACGGTGCTGCTCCACAAACAGCCGACGGCAAAACAGTACAATGGGACCCATTCCAAAATTGGAATGCTGAAGGTTCATCCGCTAAAAACATGGGAACTCTCCGACCTGGTAGTGTACCTCCCGGTCCACAAGGAGAGGGTTCTGCTCCAGCCAAGAAGAGCGAAGAAGAGTCGGGCGAAGAGGAAGAAAAAGTTTCTATGGAGGAACACCTTGAAGCACTCTTTAATGGCGAAACTCTAACTGAAGAGTTCATGAACAAAGCCAAAACAATCTTTGAAGCAGCAGTCACCGAACGAGTAAACGAACTCAAAGAACAAGTTCTTTCGGAAGCCGCAGAAGTTGTCCAAGAAGAAGTAGAATCTGCTGTTTCTCAACTAGCAGAAAGACTCGATGACTACCTCGGTTATGTGGTAGAAGAGTGGATGGAAGAGAACAAGTTAGCAGTAGAGAACGGCATCAGAACCGAAATCGCTGAGAACTTCATGTCTGGTCTAAAGGAACTCTTTGAATCACACTACATTCAAGTTCCAGAAGAGAAGTATGATGTAATCGATGGTCTTTTCTCGGAAAACGAAGAACTAGAAGCAAATCTTAACGAACAACTCAATAAGAACTTTGAACTAGAAAAAGAACTTCTTGCACTACAAGCAGGACAAGTTTTCTCTCACATTGCAGATGGTTTGAGTGATGTAGAAGTAGAAAAGTTTGGATCTCTTGCTGAGGGCGTCGAATTTGAAACCCTAGAGCAGTATGCAGAAAAACTAAATGTTCTTAAAGAAAACTATTTCGTTAACGCACCATCTGTAAACAATCTCGTAGAAGAAACAACTAACAAGCAATTTACTCAAGATAGCAACTCATCTATGGGCGTTTATGTAAACGCATTAGGTCGCATTGCTAAATCAAACAAACTCTAATTTCTAAACACATTTAAGGAGAATATAGAAATGGATTTTTCAACTAACTCATCTTACGATGTGCTAACCGAGAAGTGGGAACCACTACTCTCTCACGAAGCACTTCCATCAATCGGAGACAGCTACCGCAAGAAGGTAACTGCTGTCCTCTTAGAGAACCAAGAAAAGGCTCTCCGAGAGCAATATCTCGTAGAAACTCCAGCCAACAGCATGGGTGGTGGTTTTAGCGTCACACAAGCAGCAGGATCCGCCGGAAACCTCGCTGGTTATGACCCAATCCTAATCAGCCTCGTTCGTCGTTCTATGCCAAACCTCATTGCTTATGATATCGCCGGCGTTCAACCAATGACCGCTCCAACTGGCCTTATCTTTGCAATGCGTAGCCGTTACGATCAACAAGCCCCATCTCTTGGTGGTGTCTCCAATTCCGGAGATAAGCGTTACGGCGAAGCACTCTTCCAAGAGGCTTTTGCTAAGTTCGGTGGTAGCGGCAACACCTCCAACGGTGCTGCATTCTCACCAACTGGTGGTATTAATCCAGTCGGTGCAAGCGCAGGCGTCCAAGACGCAAGCACAAGCGCAAACTGGGGCATCCGCGACAGCGCATTCAGTATGAATGCATTCCGTGGTTTCCTCACCGGAACCGCCGAACAACTCGGCGAAGCCGGCGGAACCCAATTCCGTGAGATGGCATTCAGCATTGAGCGTATTGCTGTAGAAGCAAAGACTCGCGCTCTAAAGGCTGAGTACACCACAGAACTCGCACAAGACCTCAAGGCTGTTCACGGGCTTGATGCAGAAAGCGAACTCGCCAACATTCTCAGCACTGAGATTCTAAACGAGATCAACCGCGAACTCATCACCACCATCTACCGCGTCGCTAAGACTGGTGCAACTCAAAGCGATCTCACCAACTTCGCCACCGGTGGTGTCTATGACTTAAACACCGACTCTGATGGTCGTTGGTCTGCTGAAAGATTCCGTGGACTCATGTTCCAAATCGAACGTGAGTGCAATGTAATTGCTAAGGAGACTCGTCGTGGTAAGGGTAACTTCCTCGTCTGCTCAAGCGATGTTGCAAGCGCCCTCACTATGGGTGGCTTCCTCAACCTCGCACCAGCAATGACTGCAAACCTCGATGTTGATGACACCGGCAACACTTTCGTTGGTGTTCTCAACAACAAGATGAAGGTTTATATCGACCCATACGCCAAGTTGGGTGTTAACTTCTGTGTAGTTGGATACCGTGGTACATCACCATATGATGCCGGTATCTTCTACTGCCCATATGTTCCACTACAAATGGTCAGAGCGGTTGATCAAAACACTTTCCAACCAAAGATTGGATTCAAGACTCGTTACGGAATGGTTGCAAACCCATTCTCCGAGAACACTGACATCAATGCTCTTGGTGGAAACCAATACTACCGAATCTTCCAAGTTACCAACCTACATGGTAACACCGGATTCGGACTCTGATAAGTAATTAACAGGGGAGAATGGATCGGGGGGAGTCGAAAGACTCCCCCCTTTCTGTTTGATAAATAATTATATGGCAACAAAACCAGATAGAGAATTTTTACAAGACACATCCAGACCAAGTAATCACAATTACTTGAGTAGTAATTTTTTCCGGTTAGAAATAGGCAGAGCACCAACAGTTGCATATTTTGCCCAACAGGTTGACATACCAAGTATAGATCTAGCCGAATTAATTCAACCCACAACATTAAGCACTGTAGTAAATATACCCGGAAATCAATATCAATTTAGACCATTATCAGTATCATTTCTCATGGACGAAGAAATGCGTGGTTGGAGAGAAATATACGACTGGATCACAGTAATAGCCAATTACAAATCAACGGATAACACACTAAAATTTAAAGATAGGTTTTCTGACATTCAATTGATATTGACAAATAGTTCGTATAAAGGTAAATTTCAAATAACATTTAGAAACGCATATCCATCTACTCTGTCAAGCATACCTCTAAACATTACAAGCACAGACAATGTTCCTTTGATCGGAACAGCCGTTTTTAAATACACATATTTTGAATTCAGCACCTTGACTTGATTGATATCTGAGATATAATATTTGCCATGACATTTGACGAACTCAAAGAAATGGTCAAGAAAGATATCTCTCTAGATGAAACTCAACTAGAAAGAGAATCTGCAAGAACTCCACAGATACACAATAAGTATCTGTTGTTTTTCATGGAAGAAAAACTTTGCCTATCTAGAATTGAATCAGAACTTAATGTTCTAAAAAAGAAGAAGTGGTTGTATTATAATGGCAATATGAGTCAGGATGAATTAGACGAAAATGGATGGGAACAATATGATCTTCGTATTTTAAGAGGCGACATTGATCGTTTAATTGAATCCGATAATGATGTAATCAAACTTAAGTTGAAGTTAGATTATCAAAAAGAAAAAGTTAATTACCTAGAGAATATCATTAAGATAATCAATAACAGACAATGGAATATT